GGACGATGATTTGTTGCAACAGCCACGTAATGTTCACCATTCCAATCACCTTCTTGTGGAACTTCATCTGAAAAAACACCAACAGAAACTTCAATTATTTCTCCTGACTTAATCTTACTTAATAACTCATCATCAATATCAGAAAGTTTATCAGGATTTATCCAGGCTTCTGCCTTTAGTTTGTTATCAACAAATTGAGTATTGAAAATAAAACCAACTGCATTATCTTCCAATACTTCAGGTATATTCGCCGAAATATAATTCCCAAACGCATCTTTAGGATGTTCAACAACCACTGGTCTACCATCCCAACTTGCAGGAATTTTGCCCAACTCTTGTGCAGTATGCAATAGTGGTCCATGAGAACCATTATGAACACCTTCAACCATCATAGTTACAGGAACTACCAAATAATTTTTTCCTTCAAATTCTTTATTTATTCCTTGATAACTGGTATTGTTTTTATAGATATTCAGGTTTTCCATTACAATTTATTTAATTTACCGCAAATATGCGGTAAATTTGATTACAATACACTATTCATTTTATACAAACTTATTTCTTTTTGAATATGTAAATACTTTTTAACCAGAAATTATTGTATAATGTTTATTTTTAATAGACAAAATATTATCCAAAATACTTCTTGGAAATGCTTTTACAAACATGATATTACCCCACTTCATCTTCACATCCTACTTTTTCTTTTTTAAACGATACATAGGCGTATTAACCATTTTTTCGGCCTCTTTATATTTACCGGCTTTTAATAACCTTGCACTTTTTTCATGATATTTATGTTTAATAATAGTATACCATTACAATTCTATTATACCTGAAGAACCAATTTCAGTTTTCCATTCTTCAATAACTGGGGAACTTAAAGACCTATCTTCATGTATCATAATACGAATGTATACATTTTTCAATTCATATTCCCCCGAATTACCTAACACAATGAATTCCCGTTCATCCATGTATACACCAGTCAACCAAGAAAATAATTCCCGAGGGACCACAATTTCCTCACATCCAGTTACTTTTTTAGTAACAAACCGAAATCCTATTGCTCTTACTTTACCAGAATCATCAATTAAAGTTAAAGAACCCCTACCAAAATCATACGCATTTTCAAAATCATCAGCATAACCAACCAAAGTCATATCATTAAATGGAATTTTGGTTCTTGCAAGATTACCCTGTGTCATATTATAAAAACTGCGAGCTATACTACCACCGGTACGGCCACCAACACCACGCCACAATTCTAATTCCCCTTCCGGATATAATCTTCGCATATAAGCCTGCATATAAGCCCGCATTCGTAAATATGCTTCCTTTTGTTCTTCCCCGAATATTCCTTTAACATCTTTTAACATTTCATCTAATCCACGACTACCCCGTTTAAAAACTAAATCCGGTAAATCCTTTTCATATTGTTGTGCCAAATAACGTAAATATTGTGCAGAATGTTTTTGGGTAGATGATTGCCAAGCTCTAAAAATATCACGCCATTTTTGAGAATCCGGTAAATTCTCTTTTATTTTTTGTAAAATATCTTCATATTTGTCTAAATAAACATATTCTTTTTTATTTTGTATCAAATCTCTAGTGAATGTAAAGAAATCATCAAATTCCTTGTTATCAAAAAATTTCGTATATTCCTTGTAATATTGTTCAAATAATTTACCGTCTTTCGGATCTTTAAAACGGGTTAACATTTTTTGTAAAATAAAATCAACCGGTTTCTTCTTTTTAACAGGAGATTTCCTGGTCATATCTTTCTTTTTAATGCCGGATTTTACCTCTTGTCCTGGTTTTTTAAGCACCTTTTTCGTTGGAATTGCTACACAACGACAAAGCGGATGAGCAGGTATCATGTTTTGTATCTGATTCAAAGTCCAAACACTACCTTCCATACTTGAACATATATCACATACATGAATATCACCAGCTGTTGCCCATTCAGCCTTAACAATAACATTATTTGCTTTCCAATTTTTGTATTCTTGAACCATAGCAACATGATGGGCACGCATTATTTCTGTACGAGCAAGTAACTCGGCTCTTCTTTGTGCTGGGATAAATCTTCCCAAAGTGTCTTTAATCCCTAATGCACCCATACCGGTTCCGTCAATAACAGCAACTAACTTTTTTGCAAGTAAAGTTGTCCCATCACCATCTATCATTCCTTGCGAAAGTACCTGAGATATTTGATGACTCATTGCACTGGTTATTCCTTTCAATCCTTCAAATGTTCTTGTATATAACACACCTACAACATCCATATTAAAAGGTGTTGACATAGATGCTTCAATACCACCTGTTTCATTCATACCAGGAACATTATAACCAGCCTTCTTTAATTCATATCTTGCCCTTAACAAACCTCGTTTATAGCTATCAGCTATCCATCTATCTGTCCAAGCTTCATTTATACTACCACCTATTCTTTGTATTGTTTTGACTTGCAACAAATCATCATCAATTTGTTTATTCAACCAATTCATGAAATTTTCTACTTTTTGTTGACTGGTAGCAAAATCAAAAGCATGCCAACCCGGACTACCCGGTAAAACAACAGCCTGAGTAACTAACTGTTTTTTCAAACCAAAAATATCGTCTTGAATGATTGCCTTTCGTATAGATGCCTTCAACTTATAAAACTTTGCGTTCATCGCCCTTACAAAGGCATTCTGCAAAGGTAAAGTCTTTGAAGGGTCAATACGTCCATAATAAGTTTTACTTTGCTTAGAAGCGTTAATAATCGGTATATCAATAATTTTTTCCATACTGTTATTCTTGTATATTAGGTGGACTTTGTAAACCAGTACCTTGCATCTGTGTAATCTGACTCAATTGTTCCTCCGATAAACCAAGAAAGAATTTCAAAAATGCATCCGGCGAAACAATACCTTCAGACATTGGTTGTGAAGTATAATTCTTCAATGCTGTAGCCCTTTGCGAACCAATTTCAACTCTATCTTTTTCTGATAACGAGAATAAATCTTCCCAAACTACTTCATAACCATTCTTAGGTTTTGGTATAATGCCAAACATAATCAATCTATCCAAAAACGGCCGTAAAATCATTTCTGTTGCGTAAGTATTTCTTCTATTTTGAATCAATTCTTTCCATTCTTGTGTATCTTGTGTACTGGCCAGTTTTGCCCGTTCACTACCTACTAAAATTCTCTTTGGAATGCCTGTTTCTGCACTAATAAGTTGTAATTGTATATCAATGTGATTACTAGGATCAGCTACTTGTTGTGCTAAAGCCTTGTATTGAATGCCTTCATTAACTAAAAAACGTCTCAAGTTATGTTCATACTCATCTAACTGTTTCTCTAAATCATCAATCATTTTATCTGTTAACTGATATTCTTTATCGACATTTCCAGTGTAACCAGGACGAGCACCACGCCAAAACATTTCAGCATCACCTCCGCTAATCTTTTCAATATCCATTAACCGATTATATACAGCCTTTAATCTCGGTATACCCTCCAATTCATTCTCTAATACTTCATCTACAACATGAATAACGCGTGTCCAATGAACGGGTATATCTTTACCACCAATCAAATAATTCAAAGGTAAACCAAAACGCGGATCTTTAGGGTCTGTTATTGTTTTATTAACAATCGCCGAACTTTCATCATATGGTTTAATAAATGTTAATTTCAAATTCTTACTTTTTTGAATTGGTTTGGACCAACTATCTTGTTTAGTTAAGTCGTTAGTCCCCAACAACAAAACAGCATATTTAATTCATTTACTGCAAGCTCAAACTGTGTTTTTTCATTTCCTTCTTTTTCTAAAATTTCTTGTACATTCCAACCTTGCCCCTGCCATGTTGCTTTAACTGGTTTATCAATTATTGCCTTCGCTATTTCTTGACGTGCATAACGATTATGATAATCTTTATACCTAATAATTTGTGGATAACCAAGTGCATTAAATAAATTTCGAGCCCCGTTGTAATCATCCCAACCAAATTTGTTAAAAAAATCTAAGCGTCCTGCCAAAGCTGACATTATTTGCAACTTGCTAAACCTTTCTAAAACACTTATTTGTCTTGTTTTGTCATTTGTTTTTTCCATTATCTTATCCTCCTAACTTGTTTTTTTCTAATTAACGCATGAAAAGCACCTGATGAAGCATCCACCTGGTCCTTATATGTTCCATTTGGAAAATATTTTAATTCATCAATATAATCTTTGTTCCAAGATGCTTGCATCAAATACACATTACCCGCTTCAACTTGTACTGAATAAGGATCAGCCCTATATACTTTATTCCCTGATGGTCTTTCAGCATGTACTCTAAATCCAGCCAAATTCCGTATAGTATTTTCTGCACTTTCTTTTCCACCACTTCCCGGTTCTTGCTCAATCCAAACTTCTACATCAACACCATCAGCTTCTGCAGTTGCTTTTATAATTCGTTCACGTTCACCTGATGACCATTGTCCACGTTTAACATCTTCAACAATAAATTTTCCATTATGCAGTTTAGACATCTTAACACCCACTGTATAAGCACCACCATCCTTTGTCCCTGCCTTATCCCAATACCTAACCGTTTGAACATAATTAACTTCTGCAAATGAATGAGTTATATATTGAAACATATCTATTTTAAACATTCCACCTGTTAATGGAACGGGATTTTGTCCTATCTGACCAGCATAACCATATTGCCCTAATTTTTTTCGCATATTTTCCAAAACCGAAAAAGGTAACCTATTTGGATCTAATAAACCATTTTTGTAATTTAATTTTAAGTAAGCTGGTTTCAATGCTTTTTCATAATTAATAATTTCACCCGGTAAACAAATATGTTTTACCGGGGTTCCCTGTTTCAATATATGTCCTGTTGGATCATCTTGATTCAATCTTTGCATTATCAATATCATTACAGACACCCTCTTATCAATAAATCTAGTTGATAATGTTTGGTCGAGCCAATTATTAACTGTTTTTAACATTGTTTCTGACATTGCTTGTTTTGGATTAATCGGGTCATCAACCAACAATAAGTCTCCATGAAATCCAGTTAACGTTCCACCAACTGATGTTGTGTATCTACTGCCACCATTTTTTATACTGTAAGCTTTGCCTTTGTTAGTCCGTAACTTCCTGATAACCTGAAAGTTGGATTTTGTATCTTTATCTACTCGAATCATTAATTCTGGATACATTTCCCTAAACTTATCACTATCAATTAAATCACGTACCTTATCACTAACTTCCATAGACAACGAAGAAGAATAAGAAGCACTTGCAAATTTTAATTTAAAATATTTAGTCCATGCCCATGCATTTAACATAATATTAACAATGGTTGTTTTAGTAGTTCCGGGGGGAATATTAATTATTAAGTCATATAATTTTGGTTTTCCTATTGCCACCCTTTCCACTACTTTTTGTAATTCATCACATAAATATTCTATATGCCAATTAACCTGTAATGGTGTGGTAGAAACTTCATCCCAAAAATATCTAAAAAAATGATAAAACCTTTTGTTATTTAAATTCCTCTGTATAGTTAATGGATTTAATAAAGCCTGTTTTACCCTTTCCTTTTTAGAGGATTTTGTACGAATCATATTTCCCATTGTAATTGGAACTTGATTAGGGATTAATATATCAGCTTCCGGCAACATGATTTTCTTCTTGTTTTTGATATTGTGTTATATTGTCATTGGAATCTATTTCTTCTGCTTCTTGAATATTTTGGTCTTCCGGTATCTTAATTAATTTTGTGTTAGATTCAATTTTTCCCACCAATTTTTGAAGTAAAAGCAATTCTTTTTCTGATAAATCTGACAAATCCAATGTAGCAAGGTCCAACGCCTGCTGTTCTTGAAATTCCAATGAAAAATCAACCCGATCAGACCAAGTAAATTGATTCATTCTGGTGCGATTCTTTAACCAAAAAATTGCAGCTTGTGTATCCGGAGGGAAATATTTCATCATTTGAACAACCTCTGATTGTTTATTTTTTGAAATAATAACTTCCACCGGTTGATAAAATCCAGTTGCTTTCCTGTATTTGATTCCAATAATTCCGGATGTTGCATCAACCATTTTTCAAAACTATCCAAACGAATATGAAAAGCCGCCGCAATTTCCCGCCTGGTTAGTCCCAATAACGCCAAACGATGTGCCATCTTTGGATGAAATTTTGGGTCATATAAACTTTTTGGACCAGTTTTTCCCGTTATTGGCTGAAGTTTTGGTTTTCTTGTTCTAATCATTTTTCAATTTTTGGTTAACCCTTAAAAATTTTGGTTAGCCAAAAATAAAAATTTCATAAAAAATAGCAACTTGAATTTTCATTTTAGTTTAAAAAGAAAGCCTATTTTGAACATGTTTTTAATTAACAAAGCAAAATAAAGCGATGTAAGCGATTGAAAAAGGTTTTTAATATAAATTATTAAACCAAATATAAAAATCCGGGAAATCGCTATTACTTTGCGTCAAAACATAAAAAAAAAATTTTATTTTACTTGGTTGCATATCAAAATAAACAAGC